TGCGCTGATGTGGTCCGGCGCTCAAACCAGAACACAATCGGCAGTTCCTTTGTTTCTATCAGGCCAAAACGTTCAGCAGTGCGGAAGTTCACGGACGACCTGCGCGCCCGCTCAACCTGTGCAGCAATCTCTTTCCTGAAAAACTCAATGCTAAACGTCGATTTAAAGAGATTGCACGGGGCACAGGCCGGGACCATGTTTTCTATGGTGTGGTTTTGCGGTCGGCCCTTTTCATTGGTGCTGACAATCCTGTGTGTATACATGCTGCCCGGCTTGTTTTCGACAACCTTGCTGCCTCGGATAACCGCCTCAACATGGTCGGCATGCCAGCCCTTCTCTGGAAGGTCGCAGCCACAGTACCAGCACTTGCCGTTACTCTTTTCCCAGACTATCTGACGCTGCTTTTTGGTGAGGCTCATCCCTGCAACTCCTTGCTGGAGAGTATAGGAGCCGGACACGCAGCCTCGATAAGGGCCTTGTCACACTCGGCCTCAAAATTTTTATTCTTTATCTCGCCGGAGATTCGACGATTTAATACTGGAACCAATGCATCAAGTTGCTGCTGGTTCAGTTCGTGGCCACGGTGAATAATTTTCAGACTCATGATGCTTGTTCTCCGTTGTTTGTCTTGGGCGCCGGCCATAGGCGATTAAGCGCGATCACACCGGCATCAGGCCGCGCATGTTCAACAATCACAGGCTGGTCGGCCTTGGTTTTTCGTGCGCGAGCCCTTGCCGACTCGGTATTCTTCTTGCTTCGGCAAAGGTCGCATGTCTTCAGCTCTCGCGTAACGCCATTGGTCGTCTTCTCGAATACATGACTCGGGCGCCATGCTTCGCAGCGAGGGCATTTTGAGTGGTCGTGAAGGGATAGGCTGTCGGTCATTTCAGCTGCTCCTGCATGTGTTTTGCCCATGTCGCGCAAGTCTTCTGTGGGCTCTGCGTCTTGTCCATATAGCGAGCGGCTGCCATGGCTCGGCGATACGGGACTGATTCGGCCATGAGCCGGTCGTGGGTTTCCTTGCGTTTACGCGCGATCGTAGCCACTCCCCTTCTTGGTGTTTTCTTCCGGCTTGCCTCGGGATTCGATGAGGGCAGACATTGTGGTGGTTCGGAAGCGGCAATGGGCGAAGTCGTTTAACAATGGGTCTATGCCGCGCTGGCCGCCGCGTATCTTGTCGAATATCAGCTCCGAGAACTCGGATGTAGTGCCGTCCTCCTTGTCGTCGCTGTGGATCAGTGCAACTACATCGGCATCCTGTTCGATTGCCCCGGAGTCGCGCAGATCAGAGGCGCGCGGGCGGGAGTCTGGCCGGTTGGTATTGCCACGATTCAGCTGCGCCAGACAGAGGACAGGAACGCCAAAATCCTTGGCCAGAATCTTCATATCGCGGCTGATATTCGTCACCTGCTCATAGCGGTTTGAGCCCTGCCCGCGAATCAGCTGCAGGTAGTCAATCACGATAAGATCAAGTCCGCCCAGCATGCGCTTTGCCTTCTTGCTGGCCACCCTGATCCGCTCCATGGTCTGGCCGGCCCGGTCGTCAATCAGCATTGGGTACTTGTCGCACTGGCTGATGAATGCCGAAAGCTGCGGGGAGAATGCCTCCCAATCCATCTTGCTCACCGCCCCGGCGTGCATGTTGTTTTCGCAGGATGCCATGCGGGACGCCAGTTCCATCTTGCTCATTTCCATGGAGAAGAAAACCACCTTGCCGCCATTCCGCGAGACATGGCCCGATATGTTCAAGGCCAGATTGGTTTTGCCCTTTCCCGGTCGGGCAGCAACGATGATCAGTTCGCCCGGCTTCATGCCAGACATGCGCGCATCGAGGTCAGCAAACCCGGTAGCCAGTCCAGCAAGGCCAGTGCCGCGCTTATGGTCGGCCTCCAGCTTCTGGTATAGCTCGCCTATGCCATTCTTGAGCGTAAACAGGTCTGCTTCTTCGCTAGCCCCGTCCGCTGCCTCCAGAATCGCCGCTGAGGCCCTCTCCGCACGTTCTGGCAGCGATAGGCTAGTGTCGCCAAGGATTTCATTGCAACTCATCACAGAGGCAATCAGGCGGCGCAGATTGGCACGATCGCGGATGACGGTAGCGTATGCGGCCACATTCGATATGCCGGCGCAGTTCTTCACCATCTCGCCGATGTAGGCCATTCCACCGATTTCTTCCAGCAGGCCGATCGTCTTCAGGCGCTCGGACACCGTTAGGCCGTCTGTCGGTTGGCGAAGCTCGGCGAGGTGCTTGATGGCGGAAAATATGTAGCCGTGACGCCGGCTAAAGAACGAGGTCTCAGTGATCAGGCCAGAAATCTTGTCCCAAGCATTGCCGTCCAGCATCAGGGCGCCCAGAACCGATTGCTCCGCCTCGGGGCTCCAGATATTCGGATCAAGCATGGTATTTCCCCTCAAGGATTTTTATGAAGTTCGACCGCTTAAGAATCCAGCCGGCGTCCAGCTTGAATGGCTTGTCGGTCTTGCCCATCAGGAAGTCGGACTTCGCTATGTACTCGAAAAGACCTTGCCACCATTCCAAGTTCTGGCGCTTCGGGTCTTCCTTCCAGCGGGCTTGTAGGGCTGTCGCTCTGTCGCTGTTGGCCCACAAGGAAAGATTGGCCTCTGTCGCCAGACCACCAGCTGCAATGATCGTGTTGTACAGGGTGACGATTTTCATGTGCGGACAATTGGGAACGGAAGTTCCCTCAAGGTTTTTATCATCCTCTCCTCTCCCTTCCTCTCCCTTCCCCTCCTCTCCGGGGGTGAACACTACTTGAGCGCTCGGTGCTTGTTCGCCGAACGAACGGCGCTTCGGTGGTGAATTAGGGATGTTCCCGGTCTCGTCTGGGTGCTTGTATGTGGGCTGGTCTATCTTCTGGTGATGCCAGCCAGTGACGCGCCAATACTGGCTTCCAGAGCCTTCATAGGCGACCAGAAGCCCTGCCGCCATAAGCTCAGCGACAAGCGCGCCCACCTGATCGACTGATATGTCGTCACCCGGGAAGATTTCCATCTTGAGGCGCTTGATGTTAGCTGGATGGACTCCCGCATCATCACTGAACGACCATATGCCTATGAACAATAGGCGTGCGATCGGCGAACAGTCGGCGATTTGCTCAGATGTCCAGAACTCTGGCTTTATGCTTCTTATGCGAGCCATGCCGCCTCCCGCGCAATACGCCGCTCAAGGGATAGGTCGGATAGGGTGGGGGTGAAGTCATTCATCGCGCGCTCCAGCAGGCCGCATAAGCCTGTTCAGCATGACCACAGCGGGGGTCGTGTTGCTCTTTGTACTCAAGGCAGGGGCGCAGTTCGTCCAGCGCCTCGCGGAGGCATTGCCGGGCTATCCAGCTGGCTATCTGGGCGGGGGTCATGGCTTAACTCCCGAACAGATCATGCTGGTTGATCGTGGCGGCATCTTTGATGTTGGCAACTGCAAGCTCCCAATACTGCGGCTTGAGCTCTGAGCCTATAAACCGGCGGCCCATCTTGACGGCGCAATACCCCTCACTGCCGATGCCGGTGAATGGGGAGAAAACCAGTTCCCCCGGATTGCTCCACAGGTGAATGCAGCGCTCGATAACGTCAAGCTGCAGTGGGCACATGTGCTTTTCGTCATTCTCATCGCGCGCCGGCATTCTGTTGAGAGTGCGGCCTTGATCAATGTCATCCCATATCGGGCTGGCATATTTCTGCCACAGCATGACAGGGAGCTCTTTTGTCGGATGCTCGTTTACGTCTGCCTCGCTCATGTCGCCATAGTGAGTGACGCGGCTTTCGCAGTCGCCTGGCTTGCGCATAGTGACAACGTAGTCAGGCAGGCCCATGCGGCTCATGGTACTGTTTTCGCGAATGGTCTTGTGCAGCAGGCCAAGCGCCTTTGTGCGCTGCATAGCGACTACGGGGTCTTTCCAGATTGCGACCTCGCTGTGATAGATAAAGCCGGCATCTTGGAATGAACGGATAAGATCACCACGGAAGTCGCGCAGGCCGATGTAGCCTTGGCGCATCTTTGTCGTCGGAAGATTCATGCAGTGGAAAGAGACATTGCGCCCCGGCTTCAAAACGCGGAAAAGCTCGGAAATCAGGAAGCGGAATTGTCCGATGAATTCAGCATCGTCCTTGCAATTACCCATGTCGTGATCGCTGTTGCTGTACACAAACAGGTCAGCAAAAGGCGGCGAGAAAATGGAAAAGTCTACGCTGTTGCTATCCATCTTTGCTGCCAGCTTCACGCAGTCGGAAAGGTGGACGGTGAATCCTTCGCCTACGTGTACGTCTTCGCGATATTCTTCTTTCACAATCGTCTGCCCCTTGAGTTCGTTATTCATTATGTCGCGCATGTGTTCAACCATGTTTGCGCTCATTTCATGATGCTGGCGCTCTTTGCGCTTCAAGTTATCCAGCACCTGCCCTTCGCCCTCTGCAACAAAGACATGGACATGGACACTGCGCTTCTGGCCGAAGCGGTAGCAGCGGCGAACCGACTGATAAAACTTCTCAAAAGAGTCATCCAGTCCGACAAATGCCATGCGAGCGCAGTGCTGCCAATTCATGCCAAACCCGCATATTTTTGGCTTGCTAATCAGGACGCGGATATTTCCATGACTGAAGCCAAGCATCGCCGCCGTCTTTTGCTCTGGCTTATCGCTGCCCTGAACATTGACCGCACCGGGAATAAGCTCGGCCAGCAGTGCCGCCTCATCATTTAAGTGACACCAGATTAGCCACGGCTCGCCGGCATCTGCGTTTACAACTTCGGCCAATGCAGTGCAGCGCGCAATCACGGAATCGCGCTGGGCCTTGCGTCGCTCAGTCATTGTCATGGCAGGCCTTGCGAACAAATCACCATCGCAAGGCGCGGTAACAACGTGCTCGATATATTCGGGGGCAGGCAGAATGTAGGCATCGCCATTAAACCCAATATCGGACGGATTGCGCAGCACCACGGCCCATGTGCCCATCCACTCCCAAAACTTGCTGGCGCCCCATCCCTTGAGTCGCCATGTTCCGGTGTCGCCAGTATCGTTGACAAAGTAAGTGGCCAGCATTTCCGTGACGCTCATCACGCCAAGAAACTCGCACTGATTGCCAAGCTCCATGAAGTCATTCGGCGATGGCGTGGCTGTACAGGAAAGACGATACGGAACCATCTGGCTGGATTCGATTATCTTCGTCCGCGTCTTCCCATCTTGACTCTTGAGAATACTGGACTCATCAAGAACTATGCCGGACAGCAAAGACCAGTCGACCTCATCCATACGCTCATAGTTTGTGATGTAGATGCCGGGCTCTGTCTGGCCTGCGTATCGCGTAACCGATATGCCGAAAGTGGCCCCCTGTTCAATCGTCTGCTCGGATACCGCTAGCGGAGCAAGCACCAGCACAATGCCGCCAGTATGCGACTGGACCTCATCGGCCCATGAAAGCTGCATTAGCGTCTTGCCAAGCCCTGTATCAGCAAAGATTGCGGCGCGGCCACGGCGAACAGCCCATGAAACGATTGCGTGCTGAAAGTCAAAAAGATGCTCGTTTAGCTGTCCGGGATTGTGGCCTGTTGGCGACTCCCTGCGTTTTTTTGATTCTATGAATTGCTCGTATTCCATTATCTTCACCCAATAAAAAAGGCCGCATTCCTTCTATCGGTGGTATAGGCGCGAAAGTCGTGCCTCGATAGGGAATACAGCCTTGTTTATGCTTTCGTCTTTCAGCGGATACCACTCCGCACCGTTACCGGCCCATCAATTATCTGCCATCGGGGGATGGTGTCAATATCTTTCCGAGCCTGAGAATGTAGACGGGGACGGCCGGCGCGCCCCACTCGACAATTCCGAGCCCTGTCAACAATTCCTTAAGCTCGATTGTCATGCTTGGGCATCCCTTGGAGTATCCATTCCGAAAGTGGATGGCATCGTATTTATTCTGGAGAAGCCGCTTGTGCCAATATGGCTTCATTTCCCGGTATTCCTCCAGCTTCACGCCGCTGGCAATCATGTCAAACCACTGCTTCTTGAGCGTCAAATATAAGATACGCATACATCCTCCTTATGGCCGTCCTTGGCCTGTGGGGTTAGTCAAAAATATCACCGTCGAGCGCATCGCCAAGCAGGCCGCCCGTCAGGCTTCCGCCAAGAAGGCCGCCAAGCAATGCACTGCCAGTAACTGCACCAATTGCTGCGCTTGTGAGAAAATCAGACGAATCACTTTTCCCAAGATGACGGGCGAGCTCACGCTTTTCATCATCATCAAGCCGGGCGACAGTCAGCTTCTTTTCTGTATCGGTCAGCATGGCCCAGCGGCCTTTAATCTCTGCGGAATCCATCATATCTCCATGCCGGTAACGGCCGGCTCCGTTTGGGGAAAGTGGTGCGCTAGGATGGATTCGAACCACCGGCCAGCCACTTAGAAGATGGCTGCTCTATCCGCTGAGCTACTAGCGCAAAGAACTTCTGCCGGCTCGTCGCACGGCAGCGCCTACCTGAATGCGTGATCGCAGTCATTCGCTCGGCGATGGCGAATTCTTTTCAACAAGAATTCATCTATGACTATTTGTTTGGGTTGGTTCCGCGCGAAGCCGAGCAGAACAAAGCAACTGTGGTTTCTGCATCGCCGCTATTTGGAATCTTGACCTGCGCCGCAGCAACGGCTTTCTGGCAGACATCCATGTTCGGCATAGTGTGATATCGCTCAACGGTCCCGCCGGAAGTTGATAGTGTAGCAATGTAAACGAGAAAAACAGCGGTATTCATAGTCAATCCTCAGAAAAAGAACCAGCAAGCCACGCCGGCCCAGAATGAAAGCACACCAGCCGCAATGAGCCAGTAGATTGCTCGAATTGTCATTTCAGATACTCCTCAATTGCGTCGCGTGCCATGTCGAATCCGTAGCAGGTCACGGCAAGATAGCCTTGAGCAGCGGCATCTTTCTGGAATGCAATCTGCTCCGGTGTCGGCTTCTTCCCGCCAACATCCTTCATCTCGATCCACATGCCGTGCATCCCCTTTGTGGCGACCATCATGAACAGATCGGAAACGCCCGGCCTGACGCCTTCAGCCTTGAGCTTGCCGGCCACCGCCTTGTTGCGTAGGCCTCCGTTCGGGATGGCAAAGAGAAGGCCATTCAGCTTCGGATATTGCAGGCAGAACCATTCGATGACGGCGACTTGGTGCTGGTGCTCGCTCATCGTGCCACCGCCGTAAATCCCGCATCAGTTGTCGGCTGATTCTTTTCGACCTCAATTTCCGTCAGCGCGTCATTGGCCAAGTCGATCAGATCAGAAAGTCGCACCTTGCCCTTTGGCTTGATGTACACGGATATTTTCTCCCCGCTGGCGATAGATGCCCATGCCGTAACAGTCCAGACGCGGGGCTGCCCGTTGTGCCGGCCTCTCATCTGTAGGCCGCCGCTCATTGTCCAAGTTGCAATCATTTCAACTCCGGCTCAATTAGCCATGGGCACTCAAAAACGATGATCATCGGCGGCTCCATGTAGGGCGTATTCTCTCCGCCAGGACTAGTGCGGCGCAGGCATGTTTCGCAGTGCTCGCCCCAGCCTTCGGCATCGCTACCGATGCCGGTACATCTCTGTATGTCGTTTGCTAGCGGCATGGTGTCTAATCCAAGTTTTTGAAGAGATACGGAGACAAATGGCGTCTAGTTAGTGTTAGAACCCAAAATGTTCGCGCAAGGCTGCAACAAGTTCCTCAGCCGTTTCCCGGGAAACATCAATGCTGGTTTCGCTGTCGCTTTGCCAATAATCCGTGGCATGTTCGATAAATTCAAAGCAGGCCGTCCTGGCGCCGTGCTCATAAACAACGGCCTCAAAGAAGAGAGTCCCGCCTATCTCAACTTTCTTCTCTATCATTTCATTTCCCCTTTGGGTTCTAACAACTCATTCCAGGCCCGACGCTTCGCGCGGCCTGAATTCAGGCGTTGGGCGTCATGAGTGTTCCAGTCGCGGCCCGTTGTATTCATGTAGTGCCTGCCATGCGGCGAGCGCTTCATGTGCGGTTTCCCACCATCTGCTTACCGTCGGCATGTCTTTCGTGTCCATCAACAGGCATTCAAGCTCAAGCGCCAGCCTATGCCCGGCTGATTCAAGATCGGCCTCACGGTCGGCTTTTTGTTCGCCAACCACAGAAAGCACGGCGTGCTTTATCCGCACCTCTTCAACCTTCCCGCCTCTTGCCGAAGCCACGGCGAGCGCGTAATTGCCAAAGTGGCATGTGCTCCCGTCGCTGTAATGCACCTTCCAAACCGTTTGTTCTGCCATCGCTTCCTCCGAAATGCCGCCCAACCAATCCATCGAGCGGGACCGCTGCAAGCTGCGCTTTTGCGGCCCCTCATGTCAGGCGTTAGGTTCGTTCAAAATACAGCCCTAGTTCTTTGCATACATCTTCCATCCCCACGCGGGCGCGCCATGTAACCATACGACCCTCAAAAACACCGCGTGCATATCGGTACTCTTGCCCCGGCAATATTTTTCCTTTGTCGGCTTCCGCTGCCTGCACAATCAAGCGCTGATCGTCAGCCACACAGTCGTTCTGTCCCATGCCGCAATTGTTCCAGTGTCTATAGGCATCACAGGTGTAGTGCTTCCGCGCCACCCGTATTTCATCCTTCAAAATAACGTCCATCAGTATCTCCCACGAACCTAACAACTCAATCAACCGGACGCCTTCAGCGCCGGTTATCTCCGGCGTTAGCCACCCTATGCCAGCGGTGGCTGTATCGCGGTCAGCTTACAAATTCGCCAGTTTCCTGCACTGAAACGGATTGCTCACCATGGATAAGAAAAGAAGCAAAGCTGTTCGGGGCAACTTCCTTTTCTTGCGTCACTGCCCCGTCCGAATCTGTAACCTTGACAGTTACATTTTTGTTGCCTTCGATCATTACTCGCACTGTAGTAGTCATTTTCTTTCTTCCTCTGTTATCGTCAGCCGGTTGGCTAACAATTCATTCAAGCCGACGCCTTCGGCGCGGCTTAACTCAGGTGTTATGCGTTGCGGATCATACCCGCGCCGCCTTCAAAATATCTTCACTAGTCCATCGCCGGCCAGATTCGTCAATGACGTACTTGTTCAGCCCGCGCCAGTGGATAACGAGCCCGGCCAATCCCTCAGATCGATGCGCATCAGTCACATCCTTTTCGCAGCCTTTCGTGCCGCACCGATACTCATTGCCAGAAAGCCGAACGGTTGGGCCGCAGCAGACTTGCTTTTCATTTGTCATTTTTATATCCAACCTCGCGCCAAGTCTGCTCAAGCAATTCGCGCTCTGTGCCGTACTTGGCTTCCCATGTTTTCTGCCCTGCGTGCAATGCGTTGCCATGCCCGCCCACCCTGTGATGCCATGGGCAAAGCGGGATGACTTCGTAATTACTAGCCCGCATTGCGCCGCCTTGGCCTTCTCGCAGGTGGTGCAGCTCTGCTGGCGTAGGGCCATCTCCAAGGTTTCGGCATACGCAGCAGCCGAGACGGGCAACCTTGTCCATGTGCGCCAGTTCAGCCTTCGTCGTCATGCGCTGTCTCGGAGTGGCTGGCTGATTACTTTCATTAGGCTGGCTCGTAAGTCTTTTCGAATATGTCTGGCTTACATGGATAACATTCGCCACTAACGCCTTTGATAATCCAGTCGCCAATGGATGCGCTCATCGTTCCTTCCAGCGTAAATATCTTCAATCCGTCCCTTGCAACTAAATCAACGTAATCATCCCATTTAAAATGGGTCGCGCTTGCGTTTTGCCCGGTATGACGAATAACCTCAAGAAGGTTATTTCCTGTCCACTGAACAGCCTCAATAACAACTGGTTTCTTTCTGAATTTCATCGCTTGCTCATCGCCTCGTCATACAAGTCATTTGGGTGCGGTAGGAGTAAATGTAGTTCCTCCGCGCAGTATTGGTCTAACAGGTTCAGATAAGTGGTCATTTCTTTTACGCCGGCTTTGCTTGATCGCCAGCGCCCGGCTTCGACTGTTGTGCCGTCTGGCAGCGATACTGTCTTGGCCTCCATTGGCATCAGCTTTTTACACAAGACTTCGTGCCAGTCTTCCGAGCTTGCTGTGATGCCGTGAGTGTCGCGCATGTGCGCTTGGATTATTCCGAGCCAGAGCCACATTAAGCGCGATTGCTTTTCCTTTCGCTTCTCCTGCACCTTGCGCCACGTTATCTGCCACTGCTCGCCATCTAGCTCAAGCCTCGCAATAAACGCAGCGGCACGAGCACGGCCTATCTCGTCGCGGAAAAGGAAGTCAGGCATCATCAAGTTCCTTTCGGATGGCGCTGAGTTGTGCGGTTTCTTTGAATGGCGAAAGCATTTTCACGCACCAGCGCAAATGGCCAACAAGACGCGCCTTGTCTTGCTCAAGATCATCAATAGTCATCTTGGCGTATTCAAGTGCCTTGGCTGGATTGCACACTTCACATCCGTCGCCGACCATCTTGATTCTTAGGCTGCATTTGCACTCACTCACGCGCTCACCTCATCCTTTCTGGGCACTTCGTTGGTGTCGGTAATGTCTTCGCCGGGGTCGTTTATGGGCATTAGGTGCTTGGCGGCAAAGAAATCCCACCCGCGATAATTGATGATTATGCTGTTTTGGTACATTTCAGGGTTCTCAACAACCCAAACATCGCACTCGCAATCCACGCCCTGATATGTTTCTGTTTTTGGGAGAAATTTAACCAGAGTTACTATCATGCCGATAAATTCAGGGCGATTTGTTGCGCCAACAATCAGAGCCAGCCCGCCCGCCTTCAATTCGCTCACACTCCACCCCCAATCTTCCCAGCACAGCCGAGAGCGTTCCAGATAGCGTTACCCGTGAACCATACGGGATAGCTCAGGATTACGATGATGATTATGGCTGTCAGGCTCATTTCTTAACCCTCGTGCTGTAGTAATACTCAAGGCGCTCGATTGTCTTGCTGTATGCCGTCTCGTGCGTGGTATCGGCAAGGCGACTGATAGTGGACTGGCTTATGCCAGTGGCCCGGGCTATCTGTCGGTGCGTGTCGCCCAGATTCATTAGGGCTTTGATTATCTGCTTAGGCTTCATATGCCCTCCTGTTCCGCACAGCATAATGGCAAACGCATCATAGTCAAGCATCCCGCCGACGAATGGATATATTGCCGTTCGTCTGAATCGCATCAATACAGGATTGCAAACGCATCACATGCTCGCTAGAGTTCGCTACATGGAAGGCGCATTCAGTGCCGGGGAGAATGAAGATGAGCCTGACCAAGACCACCGAAAACTTTGCAGCCAAGCGCGGCATTGTTCTTTTGGAAACGGAAGGCCACCTTTGGCTCTTTGAGGCAGACCAAGACTGTGAGCCCGTGTGCATGTACACGGAGGGGGATGATGGTTGGCATTTCCGTGGCAACGTCTACCTGCCGCAGTCCGCGAAGGAGGAATTGCCGGCTTGGATTCGTGACGAAAAGCATCTGCGTGAAGTCGTCGCCTTCATTGCCAGCGAAATCCACTGAGGGGATGAAAATGAAATGTTTTGGGCTCCATCGCTGGGCCTATGAGCAAAACGCCCACGGCGGGCGCCCCATGTACCGACATTGCGAGAAATGCGGATACAGGCAGGGGTGGAACTATGAGCAGGCGCGGAACTTCGGACAAATAGTCTGGGAGCGCGCCTAACCCAACCAGCCCGCCCAGCGCGGGCTTTGTCGGCAGCGGGATTATTGATGAGGGGAATGTGATGAGTAAAGAGACTGGGTTCGAGCGCAACACTTCGCCTCCTGACGATGCTCCAGATGCTCGTGAGCTAGTGCCGGAAATGATGAAGCGGCTCTGGGCAGGAGAGGCGATTGAGCTTGCTGACACAATGGGCCGTCCGTATACGCGATGCCGGCTTGTTGATTATGTCGGGCAGGTTGCGGATAGGCCGGAAATTATCGCAGCAACCGAGGCCATGCTGTCAGACGGCCTGACTACCGAACAGATTTGCACAGCAGCGCTGAAGGCTCGTATTGCCATACGTGACGCCATCCGCAACGCCTGCGAAGCTGATGCCGACTACTACGCTGCTGCCAAGCGTGAAATATCTGACGGCGACCACGATTAACTGAAACGGGCACGAGCCCTTGGGGAAGGAAGATGAAGTATTTGCCATCAATTTTGTGCGCGTTGGCTGGAGCGCTTAATGTTCCGAGCGCATTTCAGGGTCATCAGTTCAATATGTTCGTCGTTGGCTGGTGCTTCGCTTTTTGCATTGCGCTGGCTATTGATGCCGGAATCCGTAAGTGATTGGAATGGAGCTAACATGCCCACCAAAACAGACCGCGCTATCCGGCTATTCTGGGCCTGCGCAATCGACCAGCAAGCGCACTCTGGCGATAACCACCAGTTCCGGCGGCATGAGCGCAAAAATGATGATGTGCATTGATATTGTGAGGGGTGAGTGATGAGCGACACGGTGATGAAATTCGAGCAGGCTGGCGACTTTGCAGCATACCACGCTGCCTGCAACTGGCTTGATGACAATGGGTATTCGCATGGCAGCATGCAGCGTGATGATCCAATTGGAATCATGCGCGGCGACCATTCGATTGCGAAGTGGCGCAACCTTTCCGAGCAAGAAGTGCGCGCGCTCCATGGCCGCATTACTGGCGACAAGCGCAATGGCCCTGTAACCGTGACGATATATGGCTGGTGAAAAGAAATGAGCCACTACGTAAAGCATACGACACCGGCAGAAGTCTTTCTGGCATTTGTGCTCGGGACCGGCTACAGCCTTCTGATTTGTCTTGCTATGGGATGGCTGTGATGGAATGTCCAGTCGATTGCGTATCTCTCTGGCTGTTCG